CCGCCACTATCAAGCGTGATACCACCACCTGTGATGATTGTTTCAGCTTCCAACGCAGCTTGAGTTGAATCTGCACTTGACATTAATATTTCAAGTGAAACAGTTTCGCTGTTTATTTCCTCAAATCGTGGGTCTACGAACTGTTGTTGTGCTGTTCCTAATGCTGCATAGAACAGATATGCGCGTTGCTTTTGTGTAGTTGCACCAACACTATTTTTAAAATCAGTACCTATACTAATCTGCTCACCTGTCTCAGGGTCATATATACCACCGTTTAGTGATGATGCACCAGTATAGCCAGACCCGTGAATGTACCCCACCACCAAATACCATTTATCCAACACAGGAAAATCACCTGTTTTGAAATACGGATTGCTATTAGTTGTCCCATTCAGATTTAATGTTGCAGTATTACTACAGCCAAAATACATAGTTCCATCGTGTGATCCGGTACGTTTGACAAATACTGTGCTGCGATATGTTTTTGTATGATCGATTTGTAGTGTGGCATTCCAACCCCCACCTGAATCATTATTCAAATCGGGGCTACACAACCACACGGGTACAAATTCACCATTTGCATTTTTTGCAGTGATAATACTGTTTTCTGCTGTTGTGCCGTTTGGTGAAAATACTCCCTGTGACCCTGATGTACCAACTACCCATTGTGACGATGGGAGCAAATTTGCATTGGCTATGCGAGTGTCGTTGTAGTCTGTTACATCTGCATTCTCTTCACTCCACCCCTCAGTATAAACCAGTGCCGCTGCTATAGCCGCTGCCTCCGCTGCATCTGCTTTAGCTTGTGCGTCTGCTATTGCTCGCGCTTCTTCTGCTGTGACAATACCATCTGCATAGGCTGCTGCTGTTACATCATGTAGTACGTCCTGTGCGTCAGCATGAGCTGCCGCTGTAGCCTGTGCTGCTGCGTAGTCTGTTACATCAGCACCATCTTCATAATCAAGATCACTACGGTCTGATGTTGCCAACGCTCCCTGACCCAGTATTGATTTTGCATCTAATAACGCGTCTGAAAAATCACCGGTGAATGTATAACCTGATAAATTATTTAATACTGATACGTCCCAGCCGTCATTCCATCGTGACAATGTAAAATTACTGTATCCAGCCTGAAAATTTCTAACTGATATTTTTGGATATTGCCACACTGATGCTGTGTCACCGATAACGATTGCGCATTTGGTTCCGTTGTGCCCGAAACGTATACGATTATTCGCTGCTGTGTTGCCGACTATCTGAGCAAACTCATTAATCCAAGATGCAGCTGAACTATAGTTATATCCGCCGACATGTGCTGTAAATGATTTACTCGTTGTATAATTAAATACATCAATCTCCATTTTCATCATCGTGTTTGTCCACGACTGTGGTAATAAAATAACAATTGCACCTGTGGTATTAGCACCACCGCTAAATGATGCACCCTGGGGATTTGCTATTGTCAGTACACTATTTTCAGTTTGACTATTTGATACTCGATAATCTGTGTAATTTGTTACGTCTGCATTCTGATTGCTCCATGCTTCTGTGTAAGCCAATGCCGCTGCCTCCGCTGCATCCGCTTTAGCTTGTGCGTCTGTGGCGGCTGTGGCTTCTATTGCTGCGATGACTTGAGCCGGATCGCTGGGTAGTGTCAGGGTGACTATTTTGGCGGTTGCGCTTTCATTGCCGGTGGTGTCTATCAGTTTGACCCCGATAGTGTGCAGTCCTGCTGGTATTAATCCGGTTTCCCATGGGCTGGCTTTAATGGGATCGTCATGCAGGTCGAGACCGCCGTTTGTTATATCCAGTGCATCCCATGTTGCGTGCGTACCTGCTCTGGCGCGGTAGAGGTAGCCGGATAAATCCAGTGGTCTAGTTGCAATGACTGGATAGAACTGGCGGGTGCCGTCTGGTAGAACGGTCAGGGTTAAATCTAGCGGGTCGCCGGGTAAGGCGGTTTTACCGATTACTGTATGCGTAACTGTGGTTGTCCACACACTGCTGACATTGAGTGAATTGATGGTTTTTACTGCAAAATCATATGATACGCCGTCTTCTAGCGGGCCTATCATTAGTTGTTGATTTGTGGTTTTGCCAGCATTTGACCAGGTGACATCTGCTGTTTTTTTGTAGCGAACTTCGTCTTCTAAAATGTGTGCGTCTTTGGTGTGCCAGTCTGCCAAGACATAACTTAATATGCTGCCATCACCGCTTTGTATGAGTTGTCCGTTGCCAGAGAACAGCTGTAAATTATCTGGTGCTATGACATTTCTCGGGTCTGCCAGGCTTGATTTCGGTGCGGTTAATGCGGTGGCGAGACTGGCGGCATCAAATGTCCATGCGTTGCTATTGTATTCTTGCAGGATTAAATCGGGGCCGCCCACGCCGGACAGATTCCAGTCAATCACTCTAAATAGTTTGTTTGCCCAGCCCAGTTGTGCAATGGTTATTGGGATAACATCCCACACCGCATATTTAAGCCCGGTTATTTTTGCCGGAAATTCAATAGTTAGCGATTGACGGTGATTAATTAGCTCGATATTGGCCAGACGTTGCGCTGCATAAACGTTGTCCGTATAAGGCAGACTAATGTCCTGATAAATGCGCTCGCCACCGTCCTCAAGCTCAAAATCAGCGTTGGTAATGAGTGGAAAATCAGTTTGCTGATAATGGTCGTTTTTGTCAATAAACGTGCCTTGCACTGCATTAAACAGGCTCTGGCGTTTGTGTTTTGGCGAGAAATTAATTGAGCCGCGTAAGTCAGATTCGTTTAAACCTGTTGGCTGTGTGGCAACTGCCGCGCCTGCGTGTATGTGCCACCGCCCCATTTGGAAAATAGACGCGCCAGCACCGGCGGACTGTAGCTCACCCAGCACATCTATGGGGCTTTCACCATGGTCAAACGCGCCGTTTATTGTGTAACGTTTTTGTACAACATCAGTATGCTCTATATAGTCAGCGGTAACTACGTGATCGTGTAAGGCATTTATTACTGTAAATGTTAGCTCATCAATAACAGTTACGGCATAAGCAGGGGAAGAGCCTAACAACCAGCTGTCAAACGTTATACTGTCATTGGCTGTTAAGCCATGTGGCCATGCGGTGGTTATTGTTGTTGTTGTGCCGTAGTCAAAACTAGCGACAAGAATAGATTTTCTGCTGTCAACAATTTCATCAGCAATATTGGCAGCCGCAATCAAAGCGGGTTCGTCTATTTCTGTGGCATCACAATTAAAACCATATTGCCAGCGTAGATAATCATTAACACACAACGCCCAGTTGTCAGCCCACCCGGGTAGTCCTGTGCGCGGGTCAACAATGTCTTTTTTGCCTTTAACCAGGGCCTTGATGTTGGGTACGCCGTTCGGCCATGCTTCGCGGTTGTATGCGAGGCGTACATGCAAATAAGCAACGCTCTGTAATCTGTGGTCGGTTGTCCATTCTGGCACGGCTGCGACTAAATCTGGGTCGGCTAGTTGGTTGGCGGTGCCGAGGTGTTTGGTGATGGTTACTGCTTCTGAGCCTTGTCTTAGAACTTTTAATTTAGTGTAGTTTTGTCCTGTTGTGCCAGAGGTTATATTAAGCGTTATTACTGGTACCGCAGATTCAACTATGATAAAAAACGGATCTGGTCGACCAAGCCAATCAGGATCATCACCATAAGGATTAATGTCTACGCTTGCTATATAATCAGCATGCGCGTCTATATTGTTTTTCAATACAATAGCTGTACTGCCAGTAAACAGCTCATTATTGATTGTAACTGAGTACACTCCATCTGATGAAGCGGGGTAGTACAGCCTAATTTTATTAAAGGTTTGGTACTCATCCCAGTCAGAAAGAGGCTTGTCATTCAAAAAGATCTCACCAATAGCCTCAACTTCATGTCCTGCCAAAGGCATCACTAAATGCAAAAACTTATTATCTTCGCCGGAGTTGGCGACATAAACCAGCGGCCCCGACACCATTGCCTCACCGTAAACCACCTGCCGAGGTGCAGCGGATGAGCGAAACATGGTGGAGCGCCCTTTGGCTTTTGCTGAAAAACTCTGTTGATTTTTTGCAAGCGCTTTACCGACCAAAGCCGCTGCACCATAAATCGCTACTGTTTTAGCAAACACACCCCAAAAAGCAGCGGTGAACCCTGTTTTGAAAACAGCAGAAATAGCGGCTCCTACAATTACCTGTGGCATTTCAAACCCTCCACGCAAGCAGCCAGTTTTTCATCGGCACCAGTACCACGCCATCCACACCAGCCGCCACCGCATTCGCGCCAGCAACAATGCCAGCGGCTTTTTGTTTGTCTGTTTTAAGCAGCACCACATCACCACGTTTTGCCATTTTTACCGGTATCTGCACCCCCAGTTTGCTATCCAGCAACTCAGCCAGGTCTTTAAAGCCTTGCTCTTTAATCACTCTTAATGAGCCTTTAAACGAGGCATATTTACCCCTTAAACCCTCTGCCAAATCCGTTCCTGTCATTTCTTTTATCAAATCAGCCGCAAATAACGAGCAGTCATGTTTGCCCCACTCAAACAGTGTGTTTTGATTTTTTTCTATAGCAGTAAACAACTTTAATTCCCAGTCAGTCTTTCTAACTAAAACCGGTGGGCTTTCATTTTTCACTTTTCGTTTTTCATTTTTCATTTGAACTACTCCGGCCCCCACAAGATTTCCTTTTCCTGCATCTGACTAACAAATTCCAAACCCTTATCACCGGGGTACTCTTTTTGCTGGTCTGCATCGGTATAGCGGCGCATACGGGGGCGTTCCCAGTCTGCCATGCGTGATTCGATATCAAGTTTGAGGGTTGCGGTTTTGCCTATGTCACCGGACAGGGTATCCATGCGACCAGCCCATGGCCCTACTGGATCACCGATTATTTTATGGTCGTTATCTAAAAAGGCTAAATAAATAGATGCCGCTCTGCCCTGTATATCGTCATTGAGTGCAATAGCGACCAGGGCACTGTCTATGCCGGATAGCTCAAGACTAAAACCGTATGTTTGCAGTTCGGTGGTTTCCTGTAATTCGCTGATTTTGCCAAGCTGACCCACACCTTTAAATGTGTTGCCATTAAATACCACATCACCTACCCCGGAATGGGCATAAACCATGCCAGAGGGAAAATCCAGTTCGACTAATAACAATACACGGTAGTTATCCGCGTCCAGTTCTGGCTCAACATTGGTGTGTATATTACGGCTCATCGTATATCCTCAATAAAACTCAAACTCAGGTTGTTTAATGCCCGGCGTGAGGTAATGCGCCCCTGTTTGTCATCTACCAGCATCATTTTTGCTGGCGCATTATTTATCACGATTAGACTGTTATCTACAGGCGCATAACGCTGTGGTGATTCGATTTGTAATGTTGCTAAACCACCTGCATCACTGTTGACATCGGCAGTGATTATTTTTAATTCGCCGCCGATGGAAACATAATCTCCGACAAGTAAAACACCTGATTGATTTACCTGCCAGCCATCACTAATGATGCTGCCACCTGTTTGACCTGCGCCACGTACCAGAGGCGTGCCTGAACCACTACCACGTGGGTTCTCTCTGGCATGGTTCCACAACAAAGCCCGGTTAGCCTTACCACGCAGGCGCATAATAAACGCCTCCAGTTCGGCTATTTCAGAGCGTTTAAGGTTTTCAAAACGCAGGCTTGCCAGCCATTTTGAGCCGGGTGACTCAGCTGTCTGCTCTATACCGGTAAACGGGCTGACAAAGCTCTGGCTGTTTGTAATAAGCTGCCATTGCACTTCAGCAGGGCGCAAATCGGGAAAAGGAAAAGTTGCCATTATCTACGCCCCGAAATACGCGACACACTACCGCCACGGTTCATGTTTGCGTAGATCCGCGCTTCGGTTTGCCTGCTGTTTTCATCCAGCATTTGCTGGATACGCCCTTCGTCTGCACTGCTGACGCTGGAAAAGTCGTTGTGATTGGTGATGGAGACGACATTGCTGGTGGCTGGTGAAGCCCCGCCGGTAGGTAGGCCGTACTTTCTCATGCCTGCCATAGTGCGGGCGTCGATGATGGCTTCATTTTTGTGTAGTTTGGCTATGTAGCCGTCATGGGGGACGTTGGATAAGCCTGTTGCGTGGGAGTTAAAAGAAATAGGCGCGTCCTTAAATCATCAAGCACGGAATCGACAAAACTACTAAAATCCAGCTTTCCTGTTCGAACAGCTTTTCCCCAGTCATTTTCAAATGACCGTGCCGCGCCAGAGGCCGCATTTTCAACCGTGACTAGCCCACTTTTAATGCCAGAACCGAATCCATCAAGACCGCTTTCAAGATCAAGTGCATCCTGTTTTAAATTACTCAGAGCAGCACCCATGCCAGCAGCATCTTTTTTTCCCTCGTCTGCGGTTTGTTTTGATTTTTTACGGTTGAGATCAAACTGATCTCTAATTTCTTTTAGTTTTTGTTTTATTGTGTCAGAGGGTAGCTCCATCGCCAGGTTGTGCAGCTCTAACTTAGACGCAATAATACTGGCAACCGTTTGGTCGGCAATGTCCTGCATACCTGCAGCAGCGACAGCGGTTGCCGCTTGCATGTTTGAAATACCAGCATAGGCTTCTGCTGCCGTTTTATTAAATGGCGAAAGAACACTGAGGGCTTTTTTAACCCAACTCAGCAATCCGTTAATCATACTGGTCAACATTGTGGACAATCCAGCAGCAACGGTATTTACCGCGCCAGCAAAGCCCCACATAATGACCTTTAAACCGGCAAAAACAATCTTTAATCCATGCCAGCCATCAATAAACACGCCTACCGATGTGGTGGCGTTTTCCATGCCATTAATAATAGCCATCGACCAGTTTTCAGCCTGGTCAGCACTGTCTTTCATGGCTTTGTCTATGTCATTATTAAAAATAATGACAATAGCTTTTAAATAATCAAACAAGCCACCATCCATTAACCATGTGCGAAAACGAAACCATTTGTCACTCATCATTGATAACATTCCGCTCCAGGTACCTGCCAATAAACCAGTCGCCCCACCAAACTGACTGTCCATTTTTGTCCATTCGTCCATTAGTTTTTTGCGGGTTTGTTCTGCACTGTAAGACACGCCGAACTCAAACCCCAGCATGGCGGTAATACCTCTATCACGAAATAAATCTGCCGCGCCTGCGCCAGCAGAATACATACGAATAACCTGTTCTGTTGTTTGTTCAATGGATAAGCCAGAGGTCGCGGCAAGGTCGCCAATTAGCGGCATCCACTGTTTAATCTCATCCACACCACCGCTCATTACACCTGATAACTGCGTGGCTGAACTCATTATTTTTTCGTACTCGAACGGTACTTTTCCGGCAAAATCCGCCATTTCTTCAAACAGGCGATTGCCTTCTGCCTGTGATCCAAGTAAGACTGTTAGCCTCACCCGGTATTGTTCAGCAGCAGAGGCGGCACTAACAAAAGATTTTGCGGCAACACCTGCGCCTAAAGATAAAAACAAACCTTTTAATGAAAAAAGCTGATTTGATAATCCACCGACAAATGAGCGGGTTTTTTTAATGGCCACGCCCATCATGGCAATCTTTTTACCAGCAACTCTTGATTTATTACCAGCGGTTTGCGAGCTATTACCGAGCTTGTCCAGTTCCTGTTTAGAAGCCCTCACTTCGCCCACTAGTCCGCCACCATCAGCGGTTAAGGTAATACCTAATTTTATATCACTCATTATGTATTATCTCCAACGCTGCAAGTTCCATTATTTGCAGGTTTTTAAATTTGCGTTTTTTGTGCTTGACGTTCATTATGGTTAAATACTGCGTGATCGCGCTGTAATCGAATCCAGTAAATTGAGGCCGCCATTGTGTTTGCAGCGAGAGAAAAAGCAGTACGGTATCCCAGTTATTAGCCAGTACTAAAAAATCATCACTGCATTTCAATTGTTCGACAATCTCAGGCGGTGCACCAAAAGCGACAGCGCCATCTACTGCCCCGTCTTTACCACTATCATTTAGACTGGCTGCCCAATGCTCGGCAGCCTCAATTAGTTTTTTCTTCTATGGCCTGAAATGCAGTCGCGATAAGCCACGCCAATGGCAGATAAAACATAAGGGATGTTAATTAAGCGGCGCAGGTTTTCATCATTAAACTCTAATGGCTCACCATTAACGTCTTTTACATCATCATGAAAACCAGTAATCACGGTTTTAAAAAACGCCTGATTCTGCGTTTCATCATCATCAGTATTAAAATCATCTTTTGCGGTTTCTATATTGATGACATTAAAATCGAGATGAAACTTCTGCTTTGTATATTTACCGCCGTTTTGCGGTACAGAAACGATAACAGGCCATTTTATTGATGCACTTTCTTCTTGTAATTTAAACATTATCTACCCCTATCGAATCGTACAACGATATTCATCATCACCCGCATC